GTAGGCGCAGTGGCTAAAAAAACGCGCATAGGCTTGGCTGCTTTACGTCTATTGCAATCACCACAACAGGCTACCAAATTCTCCATATTTATTGCGTTGTGTAATGAATCATCCATAGCCAATGGAATTACATGATCCACCTGGTTGGCTTCACCTTGGCAATAGAAGCAAGTGTAGTTGTCACGCCTTAATACCAATAACCTGGCTCGTTTGTAGGCTGTCTTGCCCCTGTGGTTGCCTGCTTTGGTACTCATCAGTAATGGCCTTTGCGTTTGTGTGTGTCTAAGGCCTTGCAACTGTCACCCTGATACCGGTGAGCGATGTATTTAAGCCCTAAATCTATTTGCTTGAAAGGGTTGGTTTCTTTCATCTTTAAGAGCTGTGGAATACCAAAGGCTGTGCTTTGTTTGTTTTGTGCTTTTGGATTCCATTGTGACTCTAAACGCCAAAGTATTACCAAACACCTATATTGCTTATCGTCTAGTACTTTCATGTGTGCATATAATTTATATAGTTCAGTATCACTTGAATATGCAGGTTTTATGGATGCCGCTGTAATTACAGATAGCGCCCCCAATAGCAGTAGTAAACGCAGGCGAGCCATGCCGCAATGCGGCTCGCGAGCGCGTTTGTAGCGTACTGGCCATGTCAAATACCGTTTCATAGGTTGTTCACCGTACCCTGTTTATTTTGGCATTGTTCAGGGCTTCGCAGCCCTTTTCCCCTATGGCAAACAAGAAAGTTTGAAAACTTATCTGTTTATTTGACCCATCAGGCCTGTGAAAAGCCAAATCATAAGGTGTGGAAACTATGGCATCAGCTCGTTCCCACATGGTTGCAAACCACCTGCTACGGCTAACCACCATTAAGGCTATGCCGTTGCCATTTTCTATGAACTTATGCGCCCAAGGTGTGGCCTTGCTAAATGGTGGGTTCATCCACACAAATTGGCCGCCCCAATCCTGTGCCAAGCCGTCATCTGCCTGGCTAAACCACCGCTTGGCTGGCAACCAAGGTATGCCCTGCGCCGGGGCGCACACGTCTATATCAAACTCCACGTTTAAGGCGTTAAATAACCATTTTGGCGTGTAATAGTCATCGGTTGTGGTGCTGTCGCTAACCATGTTAAACAACGTTTCACTCATTGGCGTTGGCCTTTACCCTAGCCACACCAAGAAACCCACAACCCAAGCACTCCAGCACATGTACATCAGGTGGCAAATTGTCCGTAACTACAACTACTTGATGTTTTTCTGTTTTACACACGCGGCATTTAGTCAATGCTGTTGCCATAGGTACTACTCCTTAGGTCTGTAATAGGAAATAGGTCGCGCTGTGTAACCCAGTAGTTATCTTGCAACCTATGGTGAAATATGGGCTGCCTAGCCATGCTTACTGGTATCCAACCTGCGAGCTGATAAACCGGGCTGCGGCCTGTGACCAATACAGCCACATCTTGCTGCCTATCTGTTTTGTTTATGATCAGGCTTCCATTGTCGTACTTTGTCCACTTAACCTCTAACCTACCGCCTACATCGGCCTCATTTTTAAAGGTGTTTATTGTGGGCTTAAAGCCACGCAAGCCAAAAAATTGGGCTACTGCCATCTCTGCCCCCACGGCTTCAGCATTTTCAGCAATAAATTCATGCAGGCTTATGCCTTTATTGAACCTGCCTGGATGATCGGGGCGGCCTTTAAGGGCGTAAACCCGGGCAAAACCCACCTGATGCGCTTCTATCTCTTGTGCGTAATCAAGCACAACGCGGTTCATTTACAAGCCAAGCAAATCCATAAGGTATCGTACTGATCTGTTCCACCTAATTTGGCTGCAAAATGCTGGCCTTTGTCGCACCATTCAATGGCAGGCGGCACGACTTCATCACGCAGCTCTGTGCCGTCACGTTCAATGCGTAGGCGTTTGCCTGTTTCTAGGTTTACCATTTCAAATTCACCCATTTGGCTTAACCTCGCTAATGATTTTGTTTAACCGTTGGTGTATGCGCAGTAAGCATTTATCTTTATCTTGTGATTGATTTAAAATTGCATTAGTACTCATGCGGATGGCGCTAAATTCCAAAGAAGTTTTATCATCTTCATGTGCCTGCTTTAAAACCATTTCAATCATTGACACGGCAAAATCCAACTGCCTTATGCTGTTCATAAATGCTCTATCGCTCATCATTTCACCCATTCCGCTGGGCATTGTGGCTTTGTAGGAGAAGCACAAACCCAACCTTTGTAGGCATTGCCAGTTTTGGTGCTTACGCCTTCTTTCCAAATGCGCCGACCATGCTGACAAGTTGGCTGGCTTTCTGTAATTTCGCCACCTAATTGGGTTTTAAGCATTTCAACGGCTGAACCAATAGAAACCGCTGAACCTTCGCTAGCAGGCACGGTTGCCCATACGTCCACTATTGGGGCGTTTTCTACCTGATCCATGTTTTGCTTTGTAGCCCTAGAAACCTCGGCTGGCATTAGTAGGCTTATTGCGCGCCCAATGGCGCTTGTGGTCGTGTCCTCAACATACCAACGTTTCATGTTTTCACGGTAAAAGGCTTGATGGCCAAAAGCGTAATCAACTGCTGCTGGCACAATGTCCTCATGTTCACGATAAACCCGGGCGCGAATAAGCACATAACCTTTGTCTAAATCACATTCCACAATGTCGGTTTCAATGCGCCCAACTGGATGAGCAGCTCTAAACCGCTTAATTCTGGCATTTACATCTTCATACTCGTCAAAATTTATCATTTGCTTACCTGACGATCCATAGCAATACGCATACCTACTGCGCGGCCACGTAGGTATCCATCCTTACGGCCTGCCGTCACACCCATAGTGTAAAAGACAACCGCTATGCCTAGCGTGTACAACATAGCCCACGCAAACATTGTTTCCATATTCATATTAGCCCCTTAGTTTAGTTTTATCCTGGCCTTCCAACCATTACTAAAAGGGTAAAGCGCAGCACTGACATAAAGCAAGGTTAGACACGCCAAAGTCTAAGGTTTTATTTCATCATCCTGTGGTTTAGGTTTAGATTTAAGGCCGTTACTCGCTAGTACGCCTCCAAGGCTGCCTGTTAAGAATATTGTAAGCGTGGTAAGTAAATCAATAAACGCCCGGTCGTTGGGCGCTTGATTGCCTATAGGCTGAGTTACAAAAATAAGGGCGTACAACATGCCTAGTACGCTAAAAGCAAACACCAGGGCTAGCGTGCAACCAATAAAGACAATAAGCCTGGCATGTAACTGCTCAGGGGTTAGGCGCTTCATATACGTCCTTTGGGAGTAAGTCTTTGGTGCATGTACCCACCACTTCGCAGGCAGGTGGTTTACATTCATCTTTGCCCCAGTTTTCGTATTCTTGGCACTCATACCTAACCCATCCTTGGTAGCCACACCCTGATAAGAGCAGCGTTAAAGTTACTGCCCCTATCAGTTTGCGCATTACTTATGGCCTACGCCAAACTCTTTTGCTTTTGGGTCAATGGCTTTAAGTGCCGGGGCTATGGCTGCCGCCAAAAAGGCATTGGCCAGTGTGCGTGGGTCTGTTACACCTGCCATGTATAGGGCTGCCACTGCGGCTGCCGCAGCTCTTCCATAACTTAGGGCTATCGCTTGCAGTTGCTTTTTCATGTTGCTCCTTAGCGCCCTTAGTTGATTTGGCTTAGCACGTACAAGGTTGCAGTGCCGCTTGTAGTTATTGCATACAAGGCTTCATGATCGCCAATAAGCAGCGATAATTTATCGCCGTTATCTAATTTATAGCCGTTGGCTGTGGTTAGGTCAGCGCCGCCTATGTATAGCGCGCCGCTGGCGCTGTGTAGGTAAGCCGATTGATCGCCAATAAGAGCTGGCACAACTATGGCCGCAGTGGTTGTAACGGTGTAAACCTGTGATTTAGGCATGCTATAACTCCAATTTTTTGGCTAGGGCTATTGCTTTTTCTTTGCTTATGGCAACTTCAAAGTGCATTTCATCTTTACGGTTACGGTAATCGCCGCCCCAGGTCAGGCCGTATTTTTTGGCGAGCGCCTGGATCATTGGCACTTTGGCTGCATCAAATGTGCCTACCTTGCCTAAAGGGTGTTTTGTAGCATTTAGATCAATGGCTGTGCCTGAGCTGTGGCAACTAAGTTTGTCTGTTGTGCCGCGTACCATGCGAAAAGCAAACGCCCAATCGTCTAGTTTGCCTTCATCAATCGGCTCAATTAGTACATGAAACTCAGCCGCAAACGCAGCCAGTAACTCGCCTGCACCTTCAGCGCATCTAATTTTTAGGTGAGTGCCTTTGACCGCGTAAGGCTTAACGCCTATCTCGGCTTGGTCTTT